ATGCTGGAACAAATGGGCATTGCCGCGAAGCAAGCCTCGTATAAATTAGCGCAACTCTCCAGCCGCGAAAAAAATCGCGTGCTGGAAAAAATCGCCGATGAACTGGAAGCACAAAGCGAAATCATCCTCAACGCTAACGCCCAGGATGTTGCTGACGCGCGAGCCAATGGCCTTAGCGAAGCGATGCTTGACCGTCTGGCACTGACGCCCGCACGGCTGAAAGGCATTGCCGACGATGTACGTCAGGTGTGCAACCTCGCCGATCCGGTGGGGCAGGTAATCGATGGCGGCGTACTGGACAGCGGCCTGCGTCTTGAGCGTCGTCGCGTACCGCTGGGGGTTATTGGCGTGATTTATGAAGCGCGCCCGAACGTGACGGTTGATGTCGCTTCGCTGTGCCTGAAAACCGGTAATGCGGTGATCCTGCGCGGTGGCAAAGAAACGTGTCGCACTAACGCTGCAACGGTGGCGGTGATTCAGGACGCCCTGAAATCCTGCGGCTTACCGGCGGGTGCCGTGCAGGCGATTGATAATCCTGACCGTGCGCTGGTCAGTGAAATGCTGCGTATGGATAAATACATCGACATGCTGATCCCGCGTGGTGGCGCTGGTTTGCATAAACTGTGCCGTGAACAGTCGACAATCCCGGTGATCACAGGTGGTATAGGCGTATGCCATATTTACGTTGATGAAAGTGTAGAGATCGCTGAAGCATTAAAAGTGATCGTCAACGCGAAAACTCAGCGTCCGAGCACATGTAATACGGTTGAAACGTTGCTGGTGAATAAAAACATCGCCGATAGCTTCCTGCCCGCATTAAGCAAACAAATGGCGGAAAGCGGCGTGACATTACACGCAGATGCAGCTGCACTGGCGCAGTTGCAGGCAGGCCCTGCGAAGGTGGTTGCTGTTAAAGCCGAAGAGTATGACGATGAGTTTCTGTCATTAGATTTGAACGTCAAAATCGTCAGCGATCTTGACGATGCCATCGCCCATATTCGTGAACACGGCACACAACACTCCGATGCGATCCTGACCCGCGATATGCGCAACGCCCAGCGTTTTGTTAACGAAGTGGATTCGTCCGCTGTTTACGTTAACGCCTCTACGCGTTTTACCGACGGCGGCCAGTTTGGTCTGGGTGCGGAAGTGGCGGTAAGCACACAAAAACTCCACGCGCGTGGCCCAATGGGGCTGGAAGCACTGACCACTTACAAGTGGATCGGCATTGGTGATTACACCATTCGTGCGTAAATAAAACCGGGTGATGCAAAAGTAGCCATTTGATTCACAAGGCCATTGACGCATCGCCCGGTTAGTTTTAACCTTGTCCACCGTGATTCACGTTCGTGAACATGTCCTTTCAGGGCCGATATAGCTCAGTTGGTAGAGCAGCGCATTCGTAATGCGAAGGTCGTAGGTTCGACTCCTATTATCGGCACCATTAAAATCAATAAGTTACACATCATTAGTACCTTCCTTATTTTTTGACTGGGACAAATTTGGGACCGATGGGTTCAGGATCGAGTCTATTTGCCGTGCGTGTTCGGTAAGGTGATTAGGTGCAAGGTGAGCATATCGACGAACCATTTCGATAGACTCCCAGCCTCCCATTTCCTGTAACACTGACAACGGGACTCCGGCTTGAACCAGCCAACTTGCCCAGGTGTGTCTCAAGTCGTGAAATCTGAAATCATCAATACCAGCCCGTCTCAGCGCCGCTTTCCAGGCTGTGTTTGCGTCATACCGCATCTTCCTTACTGTTGGCGCTTTCGTTCCGTCTGGTTTGGTACAGCTTTCCTTGTACACAAATACCCAACGGTGATGATTCCCGATTTGTTTTTTCAATACGCGACATGCAGTATCATTCAGCGCAACGCCAATTGCGCGGTTTGATTTACTCTCTTCCGGGTTTATCCATGCCACCCGGCGCTGCATATCTATTTGTTGCCATTCAAGGTTGATGATGTTCGAGCGTCTTAAGCCTGTTGCCAGTGCAAATTCAACAACAGACTTTAATGGCTCCGGACATTCATCAATCAGCCTTTGTGCTTCATGGGGCTCCAGCCAGCGGATCCGTTTATTCTTTGGTTGAGGCACTTTAATAATTGGTGCCTTATCCAGCATTTTCCATTCACGCTCTGCGGCTCTTAGTAGGGCCTTTATAAATGAAAGATGCGTAGCCTTCGTTGCAACGGACGCTGGTTTTGGCGTGTATTCTGGAACAGGTTTCCCTTTTTTTCTGCATGCTTCTGCCCTGAGTTTCCAGTTTTCCTCATGACGCCGGTTCGTCATTTTCTGCATTGCTGAATAAATTTTTGATTCAGTAATGTCTCTTAGTTGCATTCCTGCGAAATGTTGAAGCCAGAATCCGATCCGGCTTTTGTCATCGTCCAGTGATTTTTTATGTGCTTTCTCTTCAAGCCACCTGACACACGCTTCCTCGAACGTTATATCAGGTATTTCACCAAGTTTGCTGACCCGCCATGCTTCAGCCTTTAGCTTGTCATGGAGTTCTGTCGCCTGCCTTTTGTCCTTTGTTCCAAGAGACTGTTTAAATCTTTTACCGTTCGGCAATGTGAAACTGGCGTACCATATTTCACCTCTGCGGAAGAGTGACATTTTCTTTCCTCTGTTATGCCATCACCCGCGCTCACCTGGACAGTATGCAGCGGAGACTGAAGAGCCGCAATGCAGGCTTGTCGTGTTGTGAGGTAAGGAGATTTATTCTTAGTGGGATCTTTGCGTGTTGCCTGAAGACGCCCTGTGCGTATCCAGTTAATAGCAGTCGGTCTGGATATCTTGAGAAAATGACAGGCCTCATCGAGTGTGAGGCTGTATGGCTCCATTATTTCACCTCTTGCTGTGACATTGTTGAAAAATGGATACCAGCTCGTTGCTGCCAGACGATCCAACCGAGAGTCATATCCCATGCCATGTATTCGTTATCGCCGTTTTTTGCTCTCCGACGATCTACTAAGTCACCGAAACGCTTTTCCATGAATAATTCATAGGCTTCGCGTTCATCTGGCTCTACTTCCAGAGATACGAGTGCGATTTCATAAGCACGGCGCTCAATATCGTCTCGAACCTCTAGGCTGCTGATTCGTTCTTTGATTTCTTTAATCAGTTCTTTATTGGTAAATGTGGTCATTATGCTCCAGCCTCCGGTGCTTTTGGCATAACTGCCCAGTGAGTGATATTGACGTTTTCAAGGTCCCCAACCTGAAATGTCCACTGCCATTCTCCGGTTTCTTTTTGTCCCCAGGTGTACCAGAGAGAACGCCAGCCAATCAGCCAGCCTTCTCCATTAGCATCAAATAACAGAACACTTTCATTTGCTGGTGGCAGTTCAGCTGACACTGGTATTATTTTGTTTTCCAGTGCCGCACATTTAGCTTCAAGTGCGTCGAATTTACGTACCAGGTACTCAGCATTTGTTTCGTTCACTTTCAGATCTCGCGGTACACATTTCCCGCGAAGAAACCCTTCCATTTCGAAAACATTCATGCGCATTTGCGTAACTCCGATAAATCGTTAAAACGTTCCATAAACATCCCGTAGGCATGACCCGGTGCCAGTGGAATCACGTTGAACATCTCTGTTGCCGGGATGCCTTCCAGTACAGGCCAGAAAGAGCCATCATCAAGCCCGAGATCACGGCGTTCGGTTGCCAGCATAATGAGATCGGCATATTTCACTGGCGTGCTCATAACAGGAGGTAACCCGTATTTCTCACGGATTACTGCATCTATTTTTTCTTCCATCCGTTTATAGTCAGGAAGAAGGCGTTTCAGTGGTGCGGGGATGTCCTGGCAATACGCTTCTGTTGCATCATGCATTAACGCTTCAAAAGCAAATTCCTGCGGCACCAGCTGGCTGCAAAGCACCGCATGTTGGGCGACACTGTAGAAGTGAGAAAGATGACCGGCAAAGCGGCAGATATTTGAAAGGGAAACCGCGATATCGTTAATCACGATGTCGTCTTTATTTATCCTGTCATAATAAAAATGCTTCCCGGAAAAAGTTTTAATAAATGACATTTTGTTCTCCACGTATATGCGCTGCACCGCGCTGAGTTTGGGTAAAAGGAAGCCCTCACCATCCGGTGATTATTGAGTTAATTACGTTTCCATAAATGCCCCCGCAGGGGCATTTGCAGTAATGAAATCAGGCGGTGAAAGTACCAATAAAGGTTTCTACTTTGCTGTCTTTGAATTTCTCAACAAGCAGATCACGAAATTCGTTAGCCATATCTTCCTGCACCGCTTCCAGCTGAATAATGCGCAGAACCAGTACAGGACGATCGCCAGTGATAATGCTGAGTCGTAATTTAAATGGACGTTCTTTCAGGCCTTCAAACGGAACGCATTTAAATTCAAATGCCACTGGCATAATGTCTTTGGTCTTCGCTTCGACAGACTCCATCAGGGAGCGTTTGCCGCTGAAGTCATTGTCTTCAAAATCAGCAGTCTGGTTCGCTTCAATTGTGATTTTACGGACTGCCGCAGCCGCTTTTGTTGCCTGAATGGCGTCACCATTAGCATCAAAGCCCACAAGGTAGTCGGCCCAGTCTTCAATCCATTCTGCCAGTGACTTCTGGGAGTTACGCTCGCCGTTAACAGACAACAGAGCAGAGAACGGTGCTGTCTTTTTCAGTTTGAGAGTGGCGGTGTTATCTGCGTGACCTGGTTCATCAATAGTACCCAGGTTAAGCACACTGACGGCACGCATATTATCAGCATCGATAAAGCAGCGGGTGCCTTCATCTGCAAGATCTTTAGAATAACGGGTAAAGTCATCGATGCTGGCAGTGGAAAGCGCACCACGGAAACGGAAGCGATTTAAATTAAATTTTTCCAGATCATGAATGCGGAAATTCTCAGGCAATGCCACAGCATCGGCACCAATCTTACTGATAATTTCATTAACACCCTGAGCAGAAATAAGGGCATGGATTTGATTAATTGCGGTTGCGTCTAAGTTCTGAGACATAATAAGTCCTCACTATATAAAGATATTCAGTGATGAGATAAATAATCAGTTAATTAAAAACGATATTAACGACCTGCTGCGCGGAGTTTTCCGTCAGGTTCACCGGCAAGAGTCAGTAACTGTCCCTGGTCTTCCTGCAGAATAGTCAGGCGACCACCGCGATTGACATACATCGGCGTTTCGGTGGTGTCTTCTTCGGAAATTTTCCCGCGGTTAGTCGGGCGAACATATGAGAGTTTGTGTTTGATTTTCACACGGTTCTCATCAAATGGTTCGATTTCCAGGTTGAGTGAGACCTTACCTTTGGTTTTCGTGTTCATCACACCGGAAGCGACTTCACTGAGAACTGCGCCGATTTTGGTTTCAAATACGCCGCCGTCCAGCTCCCCGATAAATGCCGGCACATCAGTACTGCGTTCGCTAGCCATTTTGCTGCTCCTCATCATATCGACCCTGCAAGGCCGATTAGTTTCTCCACAAAACAGAGAAGAACACCTGCGGCGGCAGCCGCCCGGATGGATTGGGTTATGAGCCCGTCGTCCGGTGATGCTCTTCTCTGTTTTGTAAAAAGGACGGTACCAGCCGGAAGCAAGGGTACAAACTGGTACCGCCAGGACTACACACAGCATAAAGTTGTGGTGCCGGGTGCCTCCCGGTGCCTGGCGAAGGTTGCACACCAGACGGGTGGGTATCCACAGAAGGTCGACTGTCAGCCTCAACCTTAACCCGCGTGCGCTGAGCCGCATTCACCACAACGCTAAGGATTCTCTTTGGTTGAAAATACTTAGCTGTTATGTGCCTGTCTTTTCACCACTTCAGGCTCGGTGGTATCTTGGTGTTTTCATATAGCCAAGAAGGAAATAGTTATGACCAAAGAAGAAAAAATTCTTTATTTATTCCAACTATCGGTTAAGACTCACACTGCATATCAGACTGCTGCCATGACATCAGATAAAAATTACAGTACGTCAGAAAACCCGATAGACGACATAAGCAAGCTTTACGATAAGTTCGAAGCACTACTCGATAAAAAGTTTGCTGAGGCTGGGCTTGAGTGATTGTTGAATAATCGACAAAACCCAACTTAAGTTTTCGTCAGTGGGCTCGATGCCATGTGCGGTGAGCTCACTTTTCAAAACTCCAAGTAATTCAGAGCTGATTTTCAATATATCTGCTTGATTTCTAACTATTCCCACTTTTTCCTCCCTTGGTCTACGCGCGGTCATGTTTTACGCCCAAACGACTTCACAGTTATTGTTTAAAATCTGGACTTTCATTTCATACACCTGCTTTAACATGAGTGCCTGGTGGCACAACATGACTCAACGAATCATCCTGGACTTCATATGCCCCAGGCGGCTACTTCGTGGGCGTCCTGCCTGTTCGTTGTTTCGGTTGGGTACATTATGTATCTCAAAGGTACATTGTCAAGTATAAAAAAACCTGCCGAAGCAGGTTCATAAACATTGATTAGGCTTTGATTTTGTATCTTCTTGGTTTTCCGGAGAAAATCACTGTACCAATTATAGAGCAATTACCGTTGATCTTAATGTAAGGCTCAGGCCAGTTTGGGTTTAACGCTTTGAGATAACGCTGTGTCCCATCTTCTATCAACCTTTTGAAGGTGGTTTCGCCTGTATCGTGCATCAATGCAATAACGTCGTCACCGTGGCAGGCAGGTACTTCAGGATCGACAAAAATCATGTCTCCCGGGCGGTACTCATCAATCATTGAATCACCTATCACCCGCAAGATATAAGTCATTTCCCCACAGGGTACAGGGCAGGGATACGTTTCTGCTGTGCTCAAATCAACCTCAGAATATCCAACTTCTTTCCATGCTCCGGCCTGTACCCATGATATGACAGGGACTAATGTGATTTGTTTATTAGTGATTGAAACATCAGGTTTTTTTGTGATGTTCGTTGTCTGGTGTTCTTGATCGAGCCATCCGACAGGCAGGTCGAAACATTTTTCGATGTGTCGTGCCATGCTGTCACCGATATTTTTAGTAGCCCCATCTCCCATAAACCTGCTGGTCTGGGTTGGCTCGCGATCAATCATAGTGGCAAAGGAAGAATTCCCGCCAACACCATCTCTCAGTTTTCTGGCGTTAGACCGCCGGATGTCATGGATTGTTTTCATAACGAAATTAAAACCCTTGTACCGCTAAGGTACAAGTATCTTGAAGGTTCATTTCAATCATGTAATATGTACACCGGAGGTACATATTGTATGAAAGCGTATTGGGACTCTTTAACCAAAGAACAGCAGGGCGAGTTGGCCGGAAAAGTTGGCTCAACACCTGGCTACTTACGGCTGGTTTTCAATGGCTATAAAAAAGCCAGTTTTGTGCTGGCTAAAAAACTTGAGCAATGCACGTCAGGTGCAATTACGAAATCTGACTTAAGACCGGATATCTATCCGAAAGATTAGCAGAACACTTTCAATTTTTAACCACAGAACGATGAGGCTAACCGTGGGTAAGCATCACTGGAAAGTAGAAAAACAGCCTGAGTGGTACGTGAAAGCTGTCAGAAAAACTATCGCAAAGTTGCCGGGTGGTTACGCTGAAGCAGCTGACTGGCTGGATGTAACAGAGAACGCATTATTTAACCGCCTTCGTGCCGATGGCGATCAGATTTTCCCGCTGGGATGGGCAATGATTTTGCAACGTGCTGGTGGAACTCACTTCATTGCTGACGCTGTGGCGCAGTCTGCAAATGGCGTCTTTGTGTCTCTTCCTGATGTCGAGGATGTGGACAACGCCGATATCAACCAACGCCTGCTGGAGGTCATTGAACAGATCGGCAGTTATTCAAAACAGATTCGTTCAGCAATTGAAGACGGTGTAGTGGAACCGCATGAGAAGACAGCAATTAACGACGAGCTGTACCTCTCAATTTCGAAGCTGCAGGAGCATGCAGCACTGGTCTACAAAATTTTTTGCATTTCAGAAAGTAATGACGCCCGCGAGTGTGCAGCTCCGGGCGCCGTGGCGTGTCGTGACTGTGGAGAAACTAACGCATGAACAGTTTAACAACACACTACCGTCGCTCGCAACTGATTGCGCTTCCTGTACCAGGTGGAAAAGCGAAGGTGGAGTATTGCTATGCAGTAAATGTACCAGGTGGCAGGGTAATTGTAACCCACAGCTTTGCAGAGTGGGCTGTGGGTGATTTTAACCGGCAAAAGGAGACAGTCCTTTGCGACAAGTTAACCGCTGGTTCAAAGATCACTACGGAGTACCCGTCAGAGTCATTCGTTGGGAGCCGGAAACACAACGGGTTATCTACCTCCGCGAAGGCTATGAGCATGAATGCTTCAGTCCGCTCGAACAGTTTCGTCGTAAATTCAGGGAAATAGAGGTCGGTCATGAGCACTAAATTAACCGGCTATGTATGGGATGGTTGCGCTGCGTCAGGCATGAAATTATCCAGCGTGGCAATTATGGCCCGCCTGGCTGATTTCAGTAATGACGAAGGTGTGTGCTGGCCATCAATTGAAACCATTGCCCGTCAGATTGGCGCGGGGATGAGTACCGTCAGAACGGCTATCGCACGGCTGGAAGCAGAAGGCTGGTTAACGCGTAAGGCGCGTCGCCAGGGTAACCGCAATGCGTCGAATGTTTATCAGCTTAACGTTGCGAAGCTTCAGGCAGCGGCATTTTCTCAACTGTCAGATTCTGACCCGTCAAAATCTGACGCATCAAAATCTGACCCGTCAAAATTTGATGCGTCGAAATCTGGCAAAAAAGCGGGTTTTCACCCGTCAGAATCTGGCGGGGATCCGTCAGTAAAATCAAAACATGATCCGTCAGATAAAAAACCTTCTCGTCCGGACGCTTCGCAACCGGACACACAGACGGATGAACAGGATTTTTTAACTCGCCATCCTGATGCGGTTGTATTCAGCCCTAAAAAGCGCCAGTGGGGAACGCAGGATGATTTGACCTGCGCACAGTGGCTCTGGAAAAAAATCATCGCCCTGTACGAGCAAGCCGCCGAATGTGACGGCGAGGTGGTTCGTCCCAAAGAACCGAACTGGACAGCCTGGGCAAACGAAATTCGCCTGATGTGTGTGCAGGATGGTCGTACTCACAAACAAATCTGCGAGATGTACAGCCGCGTCAGCCGCGATCCGTTCTGGTGCCGTAACGTGCTCAGCCCGTCGAAGTTGCGGGAAAAATGGGATGAGCTTTCCCTGCGCTTATCACCGTCCGTCAGCACGTACACCGAAAAACGCGAAGACCCGTACTTCAAATCCAGTTACGACAACGTGGACTACAGCCAGATCCCGGCAGGATTCAGGGGGTGATCATGAGTCTGTTAAATGACGTTCAGAAATTCATTGAAGCCCATCCGGGGTGTACTTCCGGAGACATTGCGGATGCTTTTGCAGGTTACTCACGGCAGCGCGTTCTGCAGTCTGCAAGCAAGTTACGTCAGAGTGGGCGTGTGGCTCACCGTTGTGAAGGGGATACACGCAGACATTTCCCGCGCCTGACTGAGAGAGCGCAGGAGGCGGAACCGCAACCAGTTCGTGAAACCAGACCTGTGCGCAATTTCTATGTCGGCACTAACGACCCGCGGGAGATTTTGTGCCTGACCCGCCAGGCAGAAGAACTGGAGTCCAGGGGCTTATACCGTCGTGCTGCAACGGTGTGGATGGCGGCATTCCGTGAAAGCCACTCCCAGCCAGAACGAAACAATTTTCTGGCGCGTCGTGAGCAGTGTTTACGGAAAAGCAGCAAGCGCGCTGTATCGAGTGATGAGTGGTATCTGTCAGGGAATTACGTGGGGGCGTAATGACGACGTTAACTCAATGCCAGCAGCAGGTGCTGGATATGCTGATTTCTTACCAGAAAGAGCGTGGCTTTCCGCCAACCAATCAGGAGGTGGCAACCATGCTGGGATACCGTTCAGTGAATGCAGCGGTAGAGCATCTTCGTGCACTGGAGAAAAAAGGCGTCATCACGATAAAGCGTGGCGTGGCCCGGGGGATAACGCTTCATACCGCGGTGAAGGACGACGACAGCGAGGCGGTCGGGATTATCCGCGCACTGCTTGCCGGTGAGGAAAACGGCAGGCTGCGTGCAGCCCACTGGTTACATGAGAGGGGCCTGAAAGTATGAAGCTGATCTTGCCTTTCCCGCCCAGCGTGAACACGTACTGGCGACACCCCAACAAAGGGGCGTTTGCTGGTAAGAGTCTGATAAGCGCAGCGGGGCGCAAATTCCAGAGCGCGGCGTGCGCAGCAATAGTTGAGCAGTTACGTCGCCTGCCGAAACCAACGTCGGCACCTGCTTCAGTGGAGATCGTGTTGTTTCCTCCGGATAACCGGATCCGCGATCTGGACAACTATAACAAGGCGCTGTTTGACGCCCTGACCCACGCGGGTGTGTGGGAAGACGACAGTCAGGTGAAAAGAATGCTGGTTGAGTGGGGACCGGTTATCCCGGGAGGGAAGATCGAGATCACTATCAGTAAGTACGAGAAAACGGCGGGTGCAGCCGCCTGATCAAGAGGAGAAACGAAGTATGAATAATCTGATGGTCATTGATGGTATTGAAGTTCGTCGTGATGCTTATGGGCGTTACAGCCTGAACGATCTGCACAGGGCTGCCGGTTCTCTGGATAAGCATAAGCCTGCATTCTGGCTCCGCAATGAGCAAACTGAACGTTTAATAAGCGAGTTGCAGATTTGCAACTCGGTCAATATAGAGCCAGTTAACGTTATTCGTGGCGGAAATAACCAGGGGACGTATGTCTGCAAAGAACTGGTGTATGCCTATGCAATGTGGATCAGCCCGTCATTCCATCTGAAGGTGATCCGTACTTTCGATATGGTAACCAGCGCACCGGAAAAATTATCCGGACAGGCTGCTGACAAGATGCAGGCTGGTGTGATTCTGCTGGACTTTATGCGCCGGGAATTAAACCTGTCTAACTCTTCAGTGCTTGGTGCCTGTCAGAAACTCCAGGAGGCTGTTGGCTTACCGAATCTGGCACCGCGCTATGCCATTGATGCTCCTGCTGATGCACACGATGGCTCAAGTCGCCCGACACTGTCACTGAGTGCACTGCTGAAACAGTATGGTATACGCCTGACGGCTAATCAGGCATATCACCAGATGGTGAAGCTGGGGATCGTCGAGCAGCGCGAACGATACAGCCGTACCACGATTAACAACATCAAAAAATTCTGGTCGCTGACAGCGAAAGGCTGCATGTTCGGCAAGAACATCACCAGTCCCGCAAATCCGCGCGAGACGCAGCCGCATTTCTTCGAATCCCGATTCCCTGAGCTGTTAAAGCTGCTCGATATCGTTCATTGAGGTGACCGTGAGAGCACTACTGACCCCTGAAATTGCCCCGCGTATGGGGATCGTATTGTTCAGACCAGGTTCAGAGCTGATGCCCCTGTTTATGCAGGGGCGTGTCCTGCTGGAGCCTGAGCCGGAACGTTATTCATCTTTCGCCAGTGGTGCTGTTCCGGCGGCATCACAACCGCTGGCGGATGATCCTGCCGTTCGGGCCGTGTTCCGCAATGAGGCAGTGATCCGTCGTGCTGGTGGCGTGGAATGTCTTGAAAGCTGGTTACTTCGTGAAAAAGGCTGCCAGTGGCCTCATTCCGACTGGCACAGCGAGAACATGACCACAATGCGACACGCGCCGGGTGCAATCCGTCTGTGCTGGCACTGCGATAACCAGCTGCGCGATCAGTTCACGGAACGGCTGGAATCAATGGCAACGGATAACTGTGCCCGCTGGGTGTTGTCTGTTGTGCGTCGGGATTTCGGTTTTGATGACAGTCACGTTGTGACAATGCCGGAACTGTGCTGGTGGCTGGTTCGTAATGACCTGGCGGGAGCCTTGCCGGAAAGTGCAGCCCGTAAGGCACTGAGATTACCGAAGCCTGTTGTGCCGTCTGTCACCCGGGAAAGTGACCTTGTTCCTTCGGTTCCTGCCACCAGCATCATCCAGGATAAAGTGAAAAAGGTGCTGGCGCTGAAAGTGGATCCGGAGTCGCCGGAGTCTTTTATGTTACGCCCAAAACGTCGCCGCTGGGTTAACGAAAAGTACACGCGCTGGGTTAAGACACAGCCGTGTGCATGTTGTGGAAAGCCTGCTGATGATCCCCACCACCTGATAGGCCACGGTCAGGGCGGAATGGGTACAAAAGCGCATGACCTCTTTGTATTGCCTTTGTGCAGAAAGCATCACGACGAGCTGCATGCGGATACCGCGGCATTTGAAGAGAAGTATGGCTCCCAGCTGGAGTTGATATTTCGTTTTATCGATCGTGCGCTGGCAACTGGCGTGCTGGCCTGATTTTGTGGAGAAAGTTGATGCGTGATATTCAGATGGTTCTTGAGCGTTGGGGGGCATGGGCAGCTAATAACCGTGAGGATGTGACCTGGTCGTCCATTGCTGCTGGTTTTAAGGGGGTACTTCCTTCAAAAGTAAAATCCCGTCCGCAATGTTGTGATGATGACGCGATGATCGTTTGCGGATGTATGGCCCGTCTGAAAAAGAACAACAGCGATTTGCATGATTTACTAGTGGATTATTATGTCGGCGGTATGACATTCATGTCACTTGCAAGCAAGCATTGTTGCTCTGATGGTTATATCGGGAAAAAGTTACAGAAGGCTGAGGGAATAATTGAAGGAATGTTAATGGCATTAGATATCCGGTTAGAGATGGATATCGTTGTTACGAAGTCCAATTGATACGCTAATTGTTCACTTAATTTTATTAAAAATGGGGCGTGTCAACGCCCCCAAAATAAAGGGTAATATATAACAGAAGGTTTATATAGTCAGAAGCAAGGTAGTGCTTCTAAAGGAAGTGGCTTGAGGGAGCCACTTATATGTTGGGGAGGCAACGCCTCCCGCAACATATCTTTTAGTAACCAGATTAGAACTGGTAAACCAATCCTACAGCAACGATGTTGTCAGTGCTTACACCGAGTGCTTTAGTGAAGTCATTTTTATCAAGCAGGTTGATTTTGTAATCAACGAAAGTAGACATGTTTTTGTTGAAGTAATAAGTTGCACCTACATCAACATATTCAACCAGGTCCTGATCACCCCAAACACCCAAGTCTTTTCCTTTAGAATGCAGGTAAGCAACGGACGGACGCAGACCGAAATCGAACTGATATTGTGCAACAGCTTCGAAGTTCTGTGCTTTATTAGCAATGAAGTGATCAGCAAACACCGTCATATTCTGGGTTTCAGAATAGGTAGTGGCCAGGTAAATGTTGTTAGCGTCATATTTCAGACCTGCAGCCCAAACTTCTGCATTTTTACCGGAAGCAAATACTTCAGGAAGAACTTTCCCTGCATTGACTTGAGTGTCGGTACGATCAGATTTTGCATAGGTCGCACCAATGCCGAATCCTTCGTATTCATAGGTAGCAGAGAAACCGAAGCCATCACCGTTACCTTCGGTGTAGTTCTCGAAATCGTTACGGTCATTTTTGCCCTGATACTGAGCAGCAAAGTTCAGGCCATCAACCAGACCAAAGAAGTCGTTATTACGGTAAGTTGCAACACCAGTTGCACGCTGAGTCATGAATACGTCGGTTTGAGTCCAGGTATCACCACCGAATTCTGGCAGTACGTCAGTCCACGCACCGATGTCGTATGCTACACCGTAGTTACGACCATAATCGATGGAGCCGTAGTCACCGAATTTCAGACCAGCGAAGGCAAGACGGGTTTTATCTTTGGAAGAACCCTGAGATTCAGCACGGTTGCCTTTGAATTCGTATTCCCACTGACCGAAACCAGTCAGTTGATCGTTGATTTGGGTTTCGCCTTTGAAGCCCAGACGAACATAAGTAGTGTCACCATCATCTGCCTCGTTAGAGGAGAAGTAGTGCTTAGCATTAACTTTTCCGTACAGATCCAGCTTGTTACTGTCTTTATTATAAATCTCTGCTGCCTGAGCAGACATCGCCAGCAGTACTGATGCAGCTACAGCAGAAATTGCCACTGTTAATTTTTTCATCGTGAGACCTTTTTTTGAACATTTATTAAAAAATGATGCCCTGCGCGACAAATATTCATCTAATCAATGTGATTAATTCAAGATGTAAGTTTTAGATTCTTATTTAAATTGTGATCTAGATCTCTATTTTTATCTGAACTTTTTCTATTGCATGCTGTACATGACTATTCTCTGAAAGAAAATAAATTTGGTAGCTAAATTATATTAAAGGTTGTTATTAATAAGTGTTCTATAAATCATCTCTTTAATTTAAACTCATTGAAAATAACGTCGGAAATTATTTAATGATTATTTGTTTATTTTTCCTTATGTGATTGTGGTGGTGTTTTGAACACTCGATATCATTCTCACAAATATTGTTTAGAGGTTTACGTACGTAAAAAATTGGTTATGCTGTTAAGAGTGGTTACTTCGCCACACAGCTTAAACCCGCCGTCGAGCGGGTTTTTTTGTACCTGTAAACCTGGTGCAGTACGGTAAACACGCTGGTGGTCGTGAATACTGACTTTTTATCTTGCTGGCTTTTTAGACAAGAGTTATTGGTATGTCATGTTAACCATGAAGGTAAAAAACATGCTAAAACAGCTAGATATGACAGAAACGGCGAAAGTTGTTTTTAATGAATTAAACGGCAAACCGGCAACAGTCGGGGAGATTGCACAAAACACATACCTTTCACGCGAACGCTGTCAGTTAATACTGACCCAGCTGGTTATGGCGGGGCTGGCAGATTACCAGTTCGGCTGTTACAGACGCCTTCAGCAATGAAGGGCTTTTAATTTGTGAAAATGGGCGGCTGGTGGGTGTTGGTAGCACCTGCCAGCCATTCGCTCATGCTTACTGGTCACAAGCGAACCACGGCCCACTGCTTTAGCGCAAAAGCAGAGTGAGCCTACCAGAGTTACGCTTACTGATCCATGAAAAATACTGTAAAAATAAACAGTGTTGATTTAATCAACGCTGATTGCCTGCATTTTATTCAGTCCCTGCCTGATGATTCCATTGACCTGATTGTTACCGATCCGCCGTACTTCAAGGTGAAACCCAACGGCTGGGACAATCAGTGGAAAGGGGACGAAGATTACCTTAAGTGGCTGGACCACTGTCTGGCCCAGTTCTGGCGGGTGTTAAAACCTGCCGGAAGCCTTTACCTGTTCTGTGGGCATCGCCTGGCATCTGATATTGAGATCATGATGCGTGAACGTTTCAACGTGCTTAACCATATCATCTGGGCGAAGCCGTCCGGACGTTGGAATGGGTGTAATAAAGAAAGTCTGCGCGCATATTTTCCTGCCACAGAGCGCGTTCTGTTTGCTGAACATTACCAGGGGCCATATCGCGGCAAAAGTGACGGCTATGCGGCAAAAGAAAGGGAACTCAAACAGCACATAATGGCACCGCTGATATCGTATTTCAGGGATGCTCGTGCCGAACTGGGTATAACGGCAAAACAAATTGCCGAAGCCACAGGTAAGAAAAATATGGTTTCCCACTGGTTTGGTGCCAGTCAGTGGCAGTTGTCGAATGAGGCTGACTATCGGAAGTTACAGGCACTGTTTTCCCGTATAGCGGCAGAGAAGTTTCAGGAACAACAACTGGAACAACCACACCACCAGCTGGTGGCATCTTATGATTCACTGAATCGCAAATATTCTGAATTGCTGGATGAGTTTAAATCTCTCCGGCGCTATTTCTCCGTATCAGTCTCCGTGCCTTATACCGATGTCTGGACGCATAAGCCCGTTCAGTTCTACCCGGGTAAACATCCGTGCGAGAAACCGGCGGATATGCTCCGGCAAATAATCAATGCCAGTAGTCGACCTGGTGATCTGGTTGCTGATTTCTTTATGGGATCCGGTTCCACAATAAAAGCAGCAATGGCGCTGGGGCGTCGGGCGTTAGGTGTTGAACTTGAGTCAGAGCGGTTTAATCAGACGGTGAAAGAGGTAAGTGAACTGGTGGGGAAATAATTCTGGTGGCCACGTTGCGTGGCCTTTTTATTTCCAACACAGCACCCGCAAATATCGCGAGGTGAGAGATGACGAAATGCCTCATAACCCAAATACCTGGCTGGACTTGGTCCAGAGCTGGTGGCGTGGAGACACACCGCTGGGTGCAGTGATTATGTCGATCGTTATGGCTGGTTTGCGCATCGCCTATTTTGGCGGTGGTGGTGGCTGGAAGCGAAAAACGCTCGAGATTTTGCTATGTGGCGCTCTGACGCTGACCTTTGCATCCGCTCTTGAGTATGTCGGATGGCCTAAATCGCTTTCTGTTGCCATTGGTGGTGGCGTGGGGCTGATCGGTGTCGATGCTATTCGTGGGGCTGCAATGCGAGTAATCGGTAACAAATTTGGTAGCTCGAAGGAGTAATTTATGCAGGCACTAAATTCCCAGCGTAAAGCTTTCCTGGATATGGTGGCATGGTCAGAAGGAACGGATAACGGGCGACAACCGACACGTAACCACGGTTATGATGTTATTGTTGGTGGTGAACTGTTCACTGATTACTCCGATCACCCTCGCAAACTTGTCACGCTAAACCCCAAACTCAAATCAACAGCCGCCGGACGTTATCAGCTTCTTTCACGCTGGTGGGATGCTTACCGTAAGCAGCTTGCTCTGAAAGACTTCTCTCCGAAAAGCCAGGATGCTGTGGCATTGCAGCAGATTAAGGAGCGTGGCGCTTTACCGATGATTGATCGCGGTGATATTCGTCAGGCAATTGACCGTTGCAGCAATATCTGGGCTTCACTGCCGGGCGCTGGTTATGGTCAGTTCGAGCATAAGGCTGACAGCCTGATTGCAAAATTCAAAGAAGCAGGCGGAACGGTCAGAGAGATTGAGGTATGAGCAGAGTAACCGCGATTATTTCCGCTCTGGTTATCTGCATCATCGTTTGCTTGTCATGGGCTGTTAATCATTACCGCGATAACGCCATTACCTACAAAGCCCAGCGCGACAAAAATGCCAGAGAACTGAAGCTGGCGAACTCGACAATTACTGACATGCAGATGCGTCAGCGTGATGTTGCTGCGCTCGATGCAAAATACACGAAGGAGTTAGCTGATGCGAAAGCTGAAAATGATGCTCTGCGTGATGATGTTGCCGCTGGTCGTCGTCGGTTGCACATCAAAGCAGTCTGTCAGTCAGTGCGTGAAGCCACCACCGCCTCCGGCGTGGATAATGCAGCCTCCCCCCGACTGGCAGACACCGCTGAACGGGATTATTTCACCCTCAGAGAGAGGCTGATCACTATGCAAAAACAACTGGAAGGAACCCAGAAGTATATTAATGAGCAGTGCAGATAGCGCTGCCCATATCGATGGGCAACTCATGCAATTATTGTGAGCAATACACCCGCGCTTCCAGCGGAGTATAAATGCCTAAAGTAATAAAACCGAGCAATCCATTTACGAATGTTTGCTGGGTTTCTGTTTTAACCACATTTTCTGCGCCGCCACAAATTTTGGCTGCATCAACAGTTTTCTCCTGTCCAATTCCCGAAACGAAGAAATGATGGGTGATGGTTTCCTTTGGTGTTACTGCTGTCGGTTTGTTTCCAACAGTAAACGTCTGTTGAGCACATCCTGTAATAAGCATTGCCAGAGCGGCAGAAAACAACATTTTTTTCATCTTATTATCCTGCATTGTTAAAAACGGCAGAATCCTATGTGACAACAATTAAACGATAGTTAAATGGATTGATGAAAATTAAAACTATATAGGTGTACGGTCAGACTATTGGAGGTAGTCAGGATTTGAATGTCAGTCTGTTGTCGGCATTCTGGCAATGCAATTTGGATAAAGCGGGGATTAAAAAGATAGAGGCGAGCCGGTCAGGTAGAAATGAATCAGGCTCAAAGTGAAGCGGAAAAGGTCTGTGGTACAAGCTGATGCAGCCATAATTACAGCCTGATGATTTGTGGAATGAAACATGTTGAACCTCCTTAATTGATGTTATTCGAGTGATGAAGGCATTCTGTCCTTCTATAGTGTCCAGTAAATCAAACAGGAAACTTGTCCAACGTGTTGGACAAGCCTCTCCATTAGTGAGTTGTATTGATCACAACTCTACAAAGAATTCATTACTGGGTAGATGAAAATAGTTTCACGATGAATGGAGGAGGCTATGTCGGTGGCTTCTTCATTGGAGTACATATGCCATCACGAATCCCAAAAGCCTGCCGTGTTCGTGGCTGCCGCCATACCACCACAGACCCGTCAGGCTATTGTGAAAGCCACAAAAGCGAAGGCTGGAAGCAATACAAGCCAGGACAATCCCGTCATCAGCGCGGTTATGGTTCGAAGTGGGATGTTATCCGCGTGCGTGTGTTGAAGCGTGACAAAGGACTGTGCCAGTTGTGCCTGCGTGCCGGTGTGGTGCGTGAAGCGAAAACCGTTGATCACATCATCCCTAAAGCGCATGGCGGCTCTGATGCCGACAGTAATCTGCAGAGCCTGTGCTGGCCGTGTCATAAGGCGAAGACGGCCCGTGAACGGTTGAAGTGATAATAATTCTCAACTGCCTGAGGGGAGGGGCGGGTCAAATCCCTGCGGCCTGACGTCTTCCGGACTGCCCGCCCCATCGTTTTTTTATACCCGCGAAAAATGAAATTTAACCAGGAGTGCCGCATATGGCTGGAACGGCGGGGCGTTCCGGGCGTCGCCCCAAGCCAACGGCGCGCAAGGCGCTGGCCGGAAACCCCGGCAAGCGAGCCCTGAACAAAGATGAACCTGTTTTTACGCCCATCAAAGGTGTTGAGCCACCGGAGTGGTTCGCTGAAGAAGATCTCCCTCTCGCCACGATCATGTGGCAACTGACAACCAAAGAACTCTGCGGTCAGGGCCTGTTGTGCGTGACTGACCTGGCGGTACTTGAGCGGTGGTGCGTGGCCTATGAGTTCTGGCGACGTGCCGTGAAAAATATTGCCAGCCAGGGCAACACCATCACCGGTGCAATGGGCGGTATGGTCAAAAACCCGGAGCTGACCGCCAAAAAAGAACAGGAGTCCGAGATGAGCAGCACGGGGGCAATGCTCGGACTCGACCCCAGCAGCCGCCAGCGTCTGATTGGCCTGGCGGGGCAGAAGAAAGCCACTAACCCGTTTCTGAAAATCATCGAATCATGAGCCGGAAATCTTACCCCAACGTAAATGCTGCCAATCAGTATGCCCGGGATGTCGTTCGCGGAAAGATTGTGGCCTGCCAGTTTGTGATTCAGGCCTGCCAGCGCCATCTTGATGACCTGATGGCGGAAAAAAGTAAGTCGTTTCGTTACCGCTTCGACAAGGACCTGGCTGAACGGGCCGCCAAATTTATTCAGCTGTTGCCGCACACCAAGGGTGAGTGGGCATTCAAGAGGATGCCCATCACGCTGGAGCCGTGGCAGCTCTTTGTGATCTGCTGCGCGTTTGGCTGGGTCAATAAAGGCTCCCGGCTGCGCCGCTTCCGTGAGGTGTATACCGAAATCCCCCGTAAGAACGGCAAATCGGCAATCTCTGCCGGTGTCGCCCTGTATTGTTTTGCCTGTGATAACGAGTTTGGCGCGGAAGTGTATTCCGGTGCCACGACAGAGAAACAGGCGTGGGAAGTCTTTCGCCCGGCGCGACTGATGTGTAAACGCACACCCATGCTGACGGAAGCGTTCGGGATTGAGGTTAACGCCTCAAACATGAACCGTCCGGAGGATGGCGCGCGGTTTGAACCGCTGATCGGTAACCCCGGTGATGGATCATCACCCCACTGTGCGGTGGTGGATGAATATCACGAGCACGCCACAGATGCGCTTTACACCACGATGCTTACCGGGATGGGGGCGCGACGTCAGCCACTGATGTGGGCCATTACTACTGCCGGGTACAACATTGGGGGGCCGTGCTACGACAAGCGGCGGGAAGTCATCGAGATGCTCAACGGCTCGGTGCCCAACGATGAACTGTTCGGGATCATCTATACCGTTGATGAAGGTGACGACTGGACCGACCCGCAGGTGCTGGAAAAAGCCAATCCAAATATTGGCGTGTCGGTTTATCGCGAATTTTTGTTAAGTCAGCAGCAGCGTGCGAAAAATAACGCCCGTCTGGCAAACGTCTTTAAAACAAAACACCTCAATATCTGGGTGTCGGCGCGTTCGGCGTATTTCAACCTGGTGAGCTGGCAGAGCTGCGAGGATAAATCACTGACCCTTGAGCAGTTTGAGGGGCAGCCGTGCATTCTGGCCTTTGACCTGGCGCGTAAGCTGGATATGAACAGTATGGCGCGACTTTATACCCGCGAGATTGACGGTAAAACGCATTACTACAGTGTGGCCCCGCGTTTCTGGGTACCGTATGACACGGTGTACAGCGTCGAGAAAAATGAAGATCGCCGGACAGCCGAACGCTTTCAGAAATGGGTGGAAATGGGCGTTCTGACCGTTACCGATGGTGCAGAGGTGGATTATCGCTACATCCTCGAAGAGGCCAAAGCGGCGAACAAAATCAGCCCGGTCAGTGAGTCACCCATCGACCCTTTCGGAGCGACCGGGCTGTCACATGACCTTGCTGATGAAGACCTGAATCCCGTTACTATCGTCCAGAACTTCGCCAATATGTCCGACCCGATGAAAGAGCTGGAGGCAGCGATTGAATCGGGACGCTTTCATCATGACGGCAATCCCATCATGACCTGGTGTATCGGCAATGTGGTCGGCAAAAACATGCCAGGTAACGATGATTTAGTGAAGCCCGTCAAAGAGCAGGCGGAAAACAAAATCGATGGTGCAGTTGCGCTGATTATGGCGGTTGGCAGAGCCATGCTGTACGAGAAAGAAGACACGCTGTCTGACCACATTGAGTCCTATGGGATCCGCTCGCTTTAACTGAGGTAATTATGATCATGCTGATTCTCGCGCCTCTGGTGGGCGTGCTGGGGGCGCTTTTGCTGGCGTATGGTGCCTGGCTGATTTATCCCCCGGCGGGGTTTGTTGTTGCCGGGGCGTTGTGTCTGTTCTGGTCGTGGCTGGTGGCGCGATATCTCGACCGTACACAGTCGTCTGTCGGCGGAGGTAAATAGTGTTCTTTTCGGGATTATTTCAACGAAAAAGTGACGCACCGGTGACCACGCCAGCAGAGCTGGCGGATGCTATCGGGTTGTCCTACGACACCTATACCGGAAAGCAGATCAGCAGCCAGCGGGCCATGCGACTGACGGCGGTTTTTTCCTGTGTCAGGGTGCTGGCGGAGTCGGTCGGGATGTTGCCCTGCAACCTGTATCACCTGAACGGCAGTCTGAAGCAGAGAGCCGCTGGCGAACGTCTGCATAAGCTGATCTCCACGCATCCCAATGGCTATATGACGCCGCAGGAGTTCTGGGAGCTGGTGGTCACCTGTCTGTGCCTGCGGGGAAACTTTTACGCCTACAAAGTGAAAGCATTTGGCGAAGTGGCTGAACTGCTGCCCGTCGATCCCGGCTGTGTGGTACCGAAGCTTAACAGTAGCTGGGAGCCGGTCTATCAGGTCACATTCCCGGATGGCTCCACGGATGTACTGAGCCAGGAGGATATCTGGCATGTGCGCACGCTGACGCTGGACGGACTGGTGGGGCTGAATCCCATCGCCTATGCCCGCGAGGCAATATCGCTGGCGGCAGCGACCGAAGAGCACGGGGCCAGACTGTTCAGCAATGGCGCGGTGACGTCGGGTGTGTTGCGTACAGAGCAGACGCTGTCAGATCAGGCTTATGAGCGCCTGAAGAAAGATTTTGAGGAGCGTCACACCGGGCTTGGTAATGCTCACCGCCCGATGATCCTTGAGATGGGGCTGGACTGGAAGTCGATGGCGCTGAACGCCGAGGACAGCCAGTTCCTGGAAACCCGCAAGTTTCAGCTTGAAGAAATCTGTCGTCTGTTCCGTGTGCCATTGCACATGGTGCAGAACACCGATCGCGCCACCTTCAACAATATCGAAGAACTGGGGCTGGGATTTATCAACTATTCACTGGTGCCGTATCTGACCCGCATTGAGCAGCGGATCAACACCGGACTGGTACGAAAAAGTAAGCAGGGCGTTTATTACGCCAAATTTAACGCCGGGGCGTTACTGCGCGGGGATATGAAGTCCCGTTTTGAAGCCTACGCCACCGGGATTAACTGGGGAATTTACTCTCCCAATGACTGCCGCGACCTGGAAGATATGAATCCGCGTCCCGGTGGGGATGTCTATCTCACACCGATGAACATGACCACGAAACCCTCCGATGGCAGTAAAGCCGGTAAGCAGAAGGATAACGCCAATGCAGACGAAACAACGTCTTGATGTACCGCTGAGTCTGAAATCTGTCAGTGACTCCGGTGAGTTTGAAGGGTATGGCTCCGTCTTTGGTGTAAAGGACAGCCACGATGATGTGGTGATGTCCGGGGCATTTGCTGCTTCCCTGCGGGCGTGGAGTGACAGAAAAGCGTTACCTGCGCTGCTCTGGCAGCACCGCATGGATGAACCCATCGGTGTTTACACCGAAATGAAGGAAGACGATGTCGGGCTTTACGTCAGGGGACGGTTGCTTATTGATGATGATCCCCTCGCAAAACGCGCACATGCACACATGAAGGCCGGTTCGTTAACCGGCCTTTCTATTGGGTACGTCCTGAAAGACTGGGAATACGACCGGAGCAAAGAAGCCTTTCTGTTGAAAGAAATCGACCTCTGGGAAGTCAGTCTGGTGACGTTTCCGTCTAACGACGAGGCGCGGATCAGCGACGTCAAGAACGCGCTGGCCCGCGGGGAAATCCCCGAACAGAAAAAAATCGAAAGAGTCCTGCGTGATGTCGGACTCTCCCGTACCCAGGCCAAAGCATTCATGGCCGGGGGCTATGGCGCACTGTCCCTGCGCGACGCTGAGGATGTGGGCTCTGCACTGAATGCACTGAAAAATCTGAACTTCTAATCAGGAGAAATACGATGGCGGTTGATATTAAAGATGTCGAACAGGTCGCGCAGGAGCTGCAGCAGAAGTTTGACGACTTCAAAGCAAAGAACGACAAGCGCGTGGATGCGATTGAGCAGGAAAAAGGCAAGCTTGCCGGGCAGGTGGAAACCCTGAACGGGAAACTCAGCGAGCTGGAAAATCTCAAAAGCGACCTTGAAAAAGAGCTGCTTGAGCTGAAACGTCCGGCAGGTGGAGCGCAAAATAAACTGGCCACCGAGCATAAAGAGGCGTTTGTGGGCTTTCTACGTAAAGGCCGTGAAGACGGTCTGCGCGATCTGGAGCGTAAGGCATTGCAGGTGGGTACCGATGAAGACGGTGGCTACGCCGTGCCGGAAGAACTGGATCGCAACATTCTTAACCTGCTGAAAGATGAAGTGGTGATGCGTCAGGAAGCCACGGTGATCACCGTTGGCGGTTCCGACTACAAAAAACTGGTGAATCTGGGCGGTACGGCTTCCGGATGGGTGGGGGAAACGGATACGCGATCCCAGACTGCCACCTCCAGACTGGAGCTGATTGAACCTCTCATGGGGGAAATCTACGGCAACCCGCAGGCTACCCAGAAAATGCTGGACGATGCCTTCTTCAACGTGGAGGCCTGGATCAACAGCGAGCTGGCAACCGAATTTGCCGAACAGGAAGAAATTGCCTTTACCTCAGGCGATGGTACCAAGAAGCCGAAAGGGTTCCTGGCGTATGAATCCACTGATGAAACCGACAAGGTCCGGGCGTTCGGCAAACTTCAGCATATTGTATCCGGCGAAGCGACCGCGGTGACCGCAGACGCCATTATCAAACTGATTTACACGCTGCGTAAGGCACACCGCACTGGCGCGAAGTTCATGATGAACAACAACAGCCTGTTTGCCATCCGTCTGCTGAAAGACACCGAGGGTAACTATCTGTGGCGTCCGGGGCTGGAACTGGGGCAGCCGTCCTCTCTGGCGGGTTACGGTATCGCTGAAAACGAACAGATGCCGGATATCGCCGCTGATGCGAAAGCCATTGCATTTGGTAACTTCAAACGGGGTTACACCATCGTTGACCGTATCGGCACCCGCATTCTGCGTGACCCGTACACCAATAAACCGTTTGTCGGTTTTTATACCACCAAGCGCACCGGCGGGATGCTGGTCGATTCGCAGGCCATCAAACTGCTGAAGATTGCAGCGGCGTAATCACTCAGGGGCGCGGAACCGCGCCCCCTGTTCTGACGGGTGAAGAATCATGATCCTGAAACAAGATCTGAAATGGTCACCGGACGGTATGCGTGTTGAGGTCATTCGGGCCGGTGAGTATGACGACGGGGCGCTTCCTGCCCGGGTGCAGGAGATTGCACTTCAGGCCGGGTTAGCAGAGCGCGGAACCAGTGCAAAAAGCAGTAAAGCGGCAAAAGAGAAAAAAGCCACGACCAGTAAAGAGGGCTGAGTATGCTTCTGACAATGGAAGAGATTAAAGCCCAACTCCGGCTGGATGAGGATTTCGATGCTGATGACCGCCATCTGCAACTGCTGGCCTGTGCGGCGCAAAAGCGGACGGAAACGTATCTGAACCGGAAGCTCTATGCACCGGATGAAACCATTCCGGAGAGCGATCCGGACGGGCTGCACCTGCTGGATGATATTCGTCTGGGGATGCTGATGCTTATCAGCCATTTTTACGAAAACCGCTCGTCGGTTACGGAAGTGGAGAAACTCGACATGCCGCAGAGTTTTGGCTGGCTTGTCGGCCCGTACAGGTACTTTCCGCAATGAAAATTCGTCAGGCGCAGACCAGCGCAACCTACATTCTGCCGGACCCCGGTGAACTGAATAAACGCGTCCTGATCCGCCTGCGGGTGGATATGCCCGCGGATAACTTTGGCGTGGAGCCTCAATACCCGGTTACGTTCCGGACATGGGCGAAGGTTATCCAGACCAGTGCCACCACCTGGCAGGAAACCGCGCAGACCGGGGACGCCATCACCCATTACATCACCATTCGTTACCGCCGGGGGATCACCGCTGATTATGAGGTGGTCTGCGGTGACAGTGTGTACCGGGTGAAACGTCAGCGCGATCTGAACGGGGCGCGGCGCTTTCTGCTGCTGGAGTGTACGGAGCTGGGCGAATGTAGGCAGAGTCACGGAGGCAGCAATGGCGACTCCCTTTTTTCACGTTGATGTTCAGCAGCCCGCCGAGATGCGCTTTAACCGCGCCCGTGTCCGGCGGGCGTTTGTCACGATTGGGCAGCGTCATATGCGTGATGCCCGTCGGCTGGTGATGCGCCGTGCGCGGTCGGCACCGGGTGAAAACCCCGGTTATCAGACCGGACGCCTGGCTCGTTCGATTGGTTATATGGTGCCGAGAGCCAGTAAAAAGCGAGCCGGTTTTATGACACGCATTGCCCCTAACCAGCGCAACGGGAAGGGGAACCGGATGATCTCTGGTGACTTCTATCCGGCGTTTCTGTTTTTTGGTGTCCGGGGAGGAGCAAAACGTCGTCGTAGTCATCATCGTGGTGCATCCGGTGGCAGCGGCTGGCGACTGGCTCCACGTAATAACTTCATGGTGGAAGCGCTTGAAAAGAACCGCAGCTGGACACGCTATTTTCTGGCGCGGGAATTGCGTAAATCACTGAAGCCGGAGCGACGACACAGATGAAACTGACGCCTGTTATTGTTGCGCTGCGTGCCCGCTGCCCGTATTTTGAAAACCGGGTGGCAGGCGCGGCACAGTTCAAAAATCTGCCGGAGGTCGGAAAGCTGAGACTCCCGGCGGCGTATGTGGTACCGGGTGATGACTCTCCGGGAGAAAACAAAAGCCAGACCGACTACTGGCAGGAGCTGAAAGAGGGCTTCTCCGTGGTTGTCATACTGAGTAACGGGCGTGATGAGCGCGGTCAGTTTGCCTCGTATGATGTGGTGGACGATGTCCGGCAGATGCTCTTTAAGGCCCTGCTGGGCTGGAACCCGGAAGCGTGCGGTAACCCGATTACCTATGACGGCGGCACGCTGCTGGATCTGAATCGTCATGAGCTGATTTATCAGTTCGATTTTTCGGTCATCAGCGAGCTGACTGAAGACGATACCCGCCAGCAGGATGATCTGAACAGTCTGGATGAACTGCAAACGCTGGCGATTGATGTTGATTATCTCGAGCCCGGTAACGGGCCTGACGGCGATATCGAACATCACACCGAAATAACCCTTCCTTCCTGAGGATCCTCATGTTTGTCAAACCTGTTAAAGGGCGGTCAGTGCCTGACCCTGCCCGCGGCGACCTTTTGCCCGCCGAAGGGCGAAATGTTGACGAGAACAACTACTGGCTGCGCCGTGAAGCAGCGGGTGATATCCGGCGCGTGAATAAAAAGGTGAATACCGATGACGATAAGCTTTAACACCATTCCGTCGAATACGCTGGTTCCGTTGTTTTATGCGGAAATGGATAACCAGGCGGCGAATACTGCACAGGACAGCGGAGCATCGCTGCTGATTGGTCATGCCAATAACGGTGCAGAGATTGTTGCCAACAGTCTGGTACTGATGCCGTCGGCAGACTATGCACGCCAGATTTGTGGTGCGGGAAGTCAGCTGGCGCGTATGGTCGAGGCTTATCGCCAGACCGACCCGTTTGGCGAGCTGTATGTGATTGCCGTTCCTGAATCCACAGGCGCGGCGGCAACAGTTACGCTGACGGTGACCGGGGCAGCAACCGAAACCGGCACGGTGAATGTTTATGTGGGACGTACCCGCGTGCAGGCACCGGTGACCAACGGCGATAACGTCGCGACGATTGCCAGCAGTATCAAAGATGCCATCAATGCCGTTCCGGCCCTGCCGTTTACGGCCTCATCTTCGGCTGGTGTGGTTACATTGACCGCTCGCCATAAGGGGCTTTGCGGGAATGAAATTCCTGTCAGCCTCAATTACTACGGCTTCGGTGGGGGCGAAGTGCTGCCAGCGGGCGTACAGATTGCCGTGGCGACGGGGACCGCCGGAACGGGCGCTCCGGTTCTCACCGGCGCGGTGGCTGCAATGGCGGATGAGCCGTTTGATTATATCGGTCTGCCGTTCAACGACACGGCCTCTGTTAACACGCTGGTGACCGAGATGAACGATACCAGCGGTCGCTGGAGCTATGCGCGTCAGCTGTATGGTCATGTGTATACGGCAAAGGCCGGCACACTGTCAGAACTGGTGAACGCAGGTGACCAGTTTAACCAGCAGCACATCACCCTGGCGGGGTACGAAAAAGAGACCCAGACGCCTGCCGACGAGCTGGCAGCCAGCCGTACCGCCCGCGCAGCGGTGTTTATCCGCAACGATCCGGCACGTCCCACGCAGACCGGTGAGATGGTGGGTATGCTGCCTGCGCCGAAGGGGAAACGGTTCACGATGACCGAACAACAGACCCTGCTGTCTCATGGCGTGGCAACGGCGTATGTCGAAAGCGGGGTACTGCGCATTCAGCGTGATGTCACCACGTACAGGAAAAACGCTTACGGGGTTGCGGATAACAGCTACCTCGACAGTGAGACACTGCATACCAGCGCGTATGTACTGCGCAAACTGAAATCCGTCATTACCAGTAAGTACGGGCGTCACAAGCTTGCCAGTGACGGTACCCGCTTTGGTCCCGGTCAGGCGATTGTCACCCCGGCGGTGATCAAAGGGGAACTGCTGGCAACCTACCGTCAGCTTGAGCGTGCGGGGATCGTGGAAAACTACGAACTGTTTAAGCAGTACCTGGTTGTGGAGCGTGATGCCAGCGATCCGAACCGCCTGAACACGCTGTTCCCGCCTGACTATGTTAACCAGTTGCGTGTCTTTGCCGTGGTTAACCAGTTCCGTCTTCAGTATTCAGAGGAGTCTGCATAATGGCCCGTATCGGGGGAACCTGTTATTTCAAAATTGACGGTCAGCAGCTATCGCTGACCGGCGGCATTGAGGTGCCCATGAACAGGACGGTCAATGATGACATCATCGGCCTGGACGGTTCAGTGGACCGCAAGGAAACTCACCGTGCGCCCTATGTCAAAGGGACCTTCAAGGTGCCGAAGAATTTTCCGGTGAGCAAAATCACCTCATCTGATGAGATGACCATCACTGCCGAGCTGGCGAACGGTCAGGTCTATGTACTGTCGTCTGCCTGGCTGCACGGCGAAGCGAACCATAATGCCGAAGAAGGCACGGTTGATCTTGAGTTCCACGGTGAAGAAGGGGATTACCAGTGATTGAGCTTGTACTTAAAAAACCGATCATCGCCCACAAAGAAACACTGCATGTGCTGGAAATACGTGAGCCTACGTATGACGAGATTGAGGCGCTGGGGTTCCCTTTCTCTGTTTCACCTGATGGTGGTATGAAAATGGACAGTCAGGTAGCGCTGAAATATATCCCGCTTCTGGCCGGGATCCCGCGCTCGTCTGCAGCGCAGATGACGAAGCTGGATATTTTCAAGGCAGGCATGATTGTAATGCGTTTTTTTACCGGCTTGGAGACGGAAGAGACCTCCGGAAGCGATTCTACAATGTCGCGTGGTTCTGGAAATTAAACCCCCTTGAACTTCGCCGGACGGCTATTTCCCACTTTGCTGATCTGGAGGCAGAGGCCGTCCGTATAAATGAGGAGATGAAGCATGGCTGATAATTTTCAGCTGAAAGCCATCATCACCGCCGTTGACAGGCTGTCCGGCCCGCTTAAAGGTATGCAGCGTCAGCTTAAGGGGTTTCAGAAAGAAGTCTCCAGCCTTGCTCTGGGCGCTGCCGGGGCGGGTACTGCAATAATGGGGGCACTGGCACTCCCTGTAAAATCAGCCATCACCCTTGAATCGAAGATGGCTGATGTCCGCAAAGTGGTAGACGGTCTGGATACGCCGGATGCGTTTAAGGCCATGACGGAGCAGGTACGCGCTTTGTCTACTGAGCTTCCCATGTCTGCAGACGGGATCGCGGAAATTGTGGCGGCTGGCGGTCAGACCGGGATTGCACGTGATGAACTGATGCAGTTTGCCACTGATGCGGTGAAGATGGGCGTGGCCTTTGATACCACGGCTGAAGAGTCCGGGCAGATGATGGCCCAGTGGCGTACTGCGTTTAATATGACGCAGGATGAAGTGGCCGGGCTGGCTGACAAAATCAACTACCTTGGTAATACCGGCCCGGCGAATGCGAAGAAAATCTCCGATATTGTTACGCGTATTGGTCCTTTAGGTGGTGTTGCAGGTGTGGCTTCCGGCGAAATCGCGGCAATGGGGGCAACCATTGCCGGGATGGGCGTGGAGTCAGAAATTGCCGCCACAGGGATCAAGAACTTCATGCTTTCCCTGACCGCGGGAAATTCCGCGACAAAATCGCAGAAACAGGCATTACGTTTTCTGCGGATCAATCCGAAGAAATTAGCTGCTGATATGCAGAAAGATGCCCGGGGAACCATGCTGTCTGTACTGGATGCGATGGCTAAAGTGCCCAAAGAAAAACAGGCAGCTGTGCTGAATGCCCTGTTCGGGAAAGAGTCTCTGGGCGCGATAGCACCTCTGCTGACTAACCTTGATTTGTTGCGTACCAACTTCAGGCGGGTTGCGGATTCCCAGCAGTATGGCAGTTCGATGCAGAAGGAATATGCTTCGAGGGCAGCGACGACGGAAAACCAGCTTTTACTTCTGCAAAATCAACTTGATGCCATTTCTTCCACGCTGGGGGAAACGTTTCTTCCTGAGGTTAATGATGGTCTTGAAGCGGTAAAACCGCTCCTTGAGGAAGTGAGAACGTTTGTCCGTGAAAACCCGGAGCTCGTTAAGACCATTGCTAAAATCGGTCTGGCCTTACTGACGGTGGGAGCCGCTGCAGGCTCTTTGTCCAGAATTATGAAAGTTCTCGGCGGTGTGATGAATATGACGCCTGCTAAGGGGCTGATTGCTCTTCTGGTTGGTGGCGCTTACCTCATTATTGATAACTGGGAAACCGTAGGTCCTGTCATAAAAAAAGTCTGGCACGTGGTGGATGAAACGGCGCAGGCGATGGGGGGATGGGAAACTGTTCTGAAAGCGATTGCCCTGTTTATGGCAACCAAATGGGTTGCTGACGTTACCAAATCCATTACCGCAGTGACCAGAGAGATGCGTACGCTGGGGAAGGTATCGGCAGAAACGGGATTGATGGGGAAAGGCCGCGGCTTTATCGGGAAGGCCGGGGTATATGGTTTTCTGGGAACCCTGATGTATGAGCCGGTTAAAGATACTCTGGAAAGTGTTGTTCCTGAAGATACGGTTAACTGGCTGGATAATAAAGGGCTGTTTCTGGCTTCAGACTGGACGCCTTTTTTTGATCGTAAAGAGTACGAGCAGTATCAGGCCAGTCTGAGTCAGTACAAACCCAATGTTCCGCTGTTGAATCCATCTTCTTCCATGACACAGCACAGCGAGCTGAAAGTCACGTTCGAGAATGCTCCGCCAGGTATGAAGATAATTGATGTACCGGGCAAAGCCGATCCCCTGATGAAAATCACGCACGATGTGGGGTATTCCCCTTTTCGTTTTCCACGATAACGCAGTCCTTTTTGAGGTCAGTCTATGGATTTATCCTCATTTCCCACCCGACCTTCATTACTTTCGTCGTCTTCAGGCTGGCGTGACAGACTTCAGGACGCGTCATTTCGCGGCGTGCCGTTTAAGGTTGAAGAAGAAAGTGCGGGAACCGGTCGCCGTGTGGAAACACATGAATACCCGAACCGCGACAAACCCTATACCGAAGACCTGGGGAAAATCACTTTTCGCCCGTCCATCACGGCTTATGTGGTGGGAGATGACTGCTTTGACCAGCGCGATCGCCTGATTGACGCGCTGAATAAACCCGGTCCCGGCACGCTTGTCCATCCGACATACGGTGAGCTGAAAGTCTGTGTTGACGGAGAAGTTCGGGTCAGCACATCGAAGAGTGAAGGGCGTATTGTCCGCTTTGACCTGAAGTTTGTCGAAGCGGGAGAACTCTCTTACCCCACTTCAGGTGCGGCGACGGCGCAGACGCTGATGTCATCCTGTTCTGCACTGGATGACTGCATCAGTGACAGCTTCAGAGGTTTCAGTATCGATGGCGTGGCGGATTTCGTGCAGAACGACGTCGTTGGTAATGTCAGCACAATGCTTGGGTATGTTTCTGATGCGATGAAAGTGGTGGATTCTGCCGTATCGGATGCTGCCAGGCTGTTGCAGGGGGATATCTCGGTACTTCTGCCGCCACCATCGTCAGGCAAAAATCTCGTTGAGCAGGTGCAGAAAATGTGGCGTACCGGGAAACGCCTTTATGGTAACGCCAGCGACCTGGTCACCATGATCAAAACGCTTTCCGGTGTCAGCCTCGGCAGCGATCTGCAACCGCGCGGCGTCTGGAAAACGGACAGTAAAACCACCGCCACGGCTACGCAGCAGCGTAATGTGGTTGCCAGCACCCTTCGTACGACCGCAATCAGTGAAGCGGCGTATGCCGTCACCCGATTGCCTGCGCCAACAACTTCCGCGGTGATGCAGAATTCCGCAGTGGGGCAGGCAACAACACCTGCGCAGAGCACTGGCTGGCCTTCCGTCACGCATCCGGCACTGAACAATGCACCGGCGGTGAAAAACACGGTTGACCTGCCGACGTGGGAAGAACTGACTGACATTCGCGACACACTGAATACGGCAATTGATAAGGAGTTGTCCCGTACAACCAGTGATGCGCTGTTTCTGGCGCTGCGCCGGGTGAAAGCAGATCTGAATGCGGATATCAACACGCGCCTTGAACAGTCTGCACGGATCATTCAGCGCACACCGGATGAGGTTTTACCCGCGCTGGTGCTGGCGGCGACCTGGTTTGATAACGCGGCGCGTGACGCGGACATTATCCGGCGTAATGCCATTACGCATCCCGGCTTTGTGCCGGTGATCCCTCTGAAGGTGCCAGTGCAATGAACGACAATGTCACGCTACGGGTAAATGGCCGGGAGTGGAATGGCTGGACATCGGTGCGCATCGGTGCCGGTATTGAACGGCTGGCGCGGGATTTCAGTGTGGAGATCACTCGCCAGTGGCCGGGAGATGAGGGTATCACCACGCTTCAGCCGCGCATTAAAAACGGTTCAAAAGTGGAAGTGCTGATTGGTGATGAGCTGGTGATCACCGGCTGGGTGGAGGCGACTCCCGTTCGTTACGATGCCCGTTCGGTCAGCACCGGTATTGCCGGACGTAGTCTGACGGCTGACCTGATTGACTGTGCAGCCGAACCGACACAGTTTAACGGACGCTCGCTGGTGCAGATTGCGCAGGCGCTTGCTGCGCCTTTCGGCATTGAGGTGGTGAACAGCGGTGCGCCGTCGGGTGTTATTCCTGATGTTCAGCCTGATCACGGTGAAACGGTGATTGAGGTAATCAACAAAATACTCGGTCAGCAGCAGGCACTGGCTTACGACGACCCGCACGGCAGGCTGGTGATTGGCGGTATTGGCTCAACGCGGGCACATACTGCGCTGGTACTCGGGGAAAACATCCTTTCCTGCGATACGGAGAAGAGTATCCGGGAGCGATTTTCTGTTTACCAGGTGGCGGGGCAGCGTGCCGGGAACGACGATGATTTCGGTGAGGCCACCACCACCGCGCTGCGGGCCCGCACAGAGGACGCATTTATTGCCCGTTACCGTCCGATGTATATCAGGCAGACAGGGCAGGCCACGGGGGCAGGCTGTATTGCGCGTGCTGACTTTGAAGCCCGACAACGGGCGGCGCGGACGGATGAAACCACCTATTTGGTGCAGGGCTGGCGACAGGGTAACGGTACGCTGTGGCAGCCCAACCAGCGGGTGATTGTCTTCGATCCGGTCTGTGGTTTCGACAATACCGAACTGCTTGTCTCGGAAGTCACGTTCACTCAGGACCAGAACGGCACCATGACGGAAATCCGTGTCGGCCCACCTGATGCTTATCTGCCTGAACCCGAAGCCCCCGGCGCGCGGAAAAAGAAAAAAGCCAGAGTACAGGAGGACCCGTTCTGATGAGGACGATTGAAGCCATGCAGCGACAACTCCTCGGCCTGATTGGGCGGGCAGTGGTGAAAAGCATCAGTGCCGCCACGAAATGTCAGACCGTGGATGTGTCCCTGATTGCCGGTGAACCCAAAGCCGGGGTTGAACATCTTGAACCCTACGGTTTTACCGCAAGGGCAAACAGCGGTGCGGAAGCGGTGGTGTTGTTTCCGGATGGCGACCGTTCTCATGCGGTGGTTGTTACGGTGTCGGACCGGCGCTACCGCCTGAAAGGGCTGCAGACGGGTGAGGTGGCTGTCTATGACGATCAGGGGCAGTCCGTGACGCTGGCCCGGGAGGGGATCGTGGTGGACGGTGCAGGTAAAACGATCACGTTTCGCAATGCGCCTAAGGCACGTTTTGAAATGGACCTGGAAGTGACCGGACAGGTGAAAGACCTGTGCGACTCCACCGGCACCACCATGTCAGCGATGCGGCTTGCCTATAACGGGCATCGTCACAGAGAGAACGGTCAGGGCAGTAACACCGACAAACCTGATAAAGCGATGGAGGCATGATGGAACTGTGGCTGACGGTGAACGGTAAACGCACCTGCGCCAGCGCACAACTGGATCCGCTGACCCGCGCCGTGGTGATTTCCCTGTTTACCTGGCGGCGGGCGGAGCCTGATGACAACGCCGACGTCCCGATGGGATGGTGGGGGGATACCTGGCCTGCGGTACAGAATGACCGTTACGGCTCCCGACTGTGGCTGCTTCAGCGCAGCAAACTGACCAATCAGCTGGTGCAGACGGTAAGGGGGTATATCCGCGAATGCCTGCAATGGATGATTGATGACGGCGTGGTGTCCCGTATTGATCTGGATATCCGCCGCACCGGGATTAATGAACTGGGTAACAGTATCACTCTCTGGCGTCGTGACGGACCGGTAATGATTTCTTTTGATGATCTGTGGAGTGCGATAACGCATGGCGGACAGTGAATTTCAGCGTCCGACGCTGGCAGAAAATATCAGTATGCTCCGTAACGATTTATTCGCCAGGCTGGACGTCAGCGACACGCTCCGGCGCATGGATGAAGACGTGCGGGCAAAGGTGTATGCGGCGGCGCTGCATACGGTTTACGGTTACATCGATTATCTGGCAATGAACATGCTGCCTGACCTGTGCGATGAGTCCTGGCTGGCGCGACATGCTGCGATGAAACGGTGTCCGCGCAAGGGGGCCACGGCTGCCAGCGGGTATATGCGCTGGGAAGGTGTCAGCGATGGCCTGAAGGTGACCGCCGGGAGTGTTATTCAGCGCGATGACCTGGTTCAGTACACGGCAACTGCCGATGCAACCAGCTCCGGTGGTGTCCTGCGCGTGCCGATCGCCTGCTCAAGTGCAGGTGCGGTCGGTAACGCTGACGACGGTACGGCATTAATCCTGGTCACGCCGGTGAATGGTCTGCCGTCTTCCGGTGTGGCTGACACCCTTACAGGCGGATTTGATACTGAAGAGCTGGAAACGTGGCGCGCCCGCGTCATTGAGCGGTATTACTGGACGCCTCAGGGCGGGGCTGACGGGGACTATGTCGTCTGGGCTAAAGAAGTGCCCGGCATTACCCGCGCATGGACATACCGTCACTGGATGGGAACGGGAACTGTCGGTGTGATGATTGCCAGCAGTGACCTGATTAATCCCATTCCGGAAGAATCAACGGAAACGGCAGCAAGACAACATATCGTGCCACTGGCCCCGGTGGCAGGCTCTGATTTGTATGTATTCAGGCCGGTGGCACATACGGTGGATTTTCATATCCGCGTGACGCCGGACACACCAGAAATACGAGCCGCCATCACCGCGGAGTTGCGTTCGTTTCTTCTGCGTGATGGTTATCCGCAGGGAGAACTGAAGGTATCGCGTATCAGTGAGGCGATTTCAGGTGCGAACGGGGAATATAGCCATCAGTTGCTTGCACCGGCAGACAATATCTCCATTGCGAAAAATGAACTGGCGGTTCTGGGGACGATTTCATGGACGTGACAAACGATGATTACATCCGTCTGTTGTCGGCACTGTTGCCACCCGGTCCGGCGTGGTCAGCCAGAGATCCGGCGATTGCCGGTGCGGCACCGTCATTAACCCGCGTTCATCAGCGTGCGGATGCCCTGATGCGGGAGCTGGATCCGCGCACCACCACTGAACTGATAAACCGCTGGGAGCGTCTGTGCGGTCTGCCGGATGAATGTATTCCGGCGGGAACGCAGACTCTTCGCCAGCGTCAGCAACGGCTGGATGCGAAGGTTAACCTGGCGGGCGGCATCAACGAGGATTTTTATCTTGCACAGCTTGCTGCCCTGGGCAGGCCAGATGCCACCATCACGCGATACGACAAAAGCACCTTCACCTGCTCATCGGCCTGTACTGACGTGGTGAATGCGCCGGAATGGCGGTATTACTGGCAGATCAACATGCCAGCCGCCACCAACACCACCTGGATGACATGTGGCGATCCCTGTGATTCCGCACTGCGTATCTGGGGCGACACCGTTGTCGAATGTGTGCTTAACAAACTCTGCCCGTCGCATACCTACGTAATTTTTAAATATCCGGAGTAATCCATGCATCGTATAGACACGAAAACCGCGCAGAAGGATAAGTTCGGCGCGGGTAAGAACGGTTTTACCCGTGGTAATCCCCAGACTGGTACGCCTGCCACCGATCTGGATGATGACTACTTTGACATGTTGCAGGAGGAGCTTTGCAGCGTTGTGGAGACCTCCGGTGCCAGCCTGGAGAAGGGGCGGCATGACCAGTTGCTTACCGCGCTTCGTGCTCTGCTGTTAAGCCGCAAGAATCCGTTTGGTGATATCAAATCGGATGGCACGGTGAAAACGGCTCTCGAAAACCTTGGTTTG